AAAGATTTGGACGCGAAGTCACTTCGTCGTTACTTACGCGCAGGTGCTAAATTGGACGAGAACTCTGCACCTGAATTAGTATCTACTATCATGGCACGTACAGCGGAGCAAATCGCGAAAGATTTGGAATCTGCTTACTGGCAGTCATCCAAGACACAGGGTGCAGGTACTCGTAACTTAAAGCACTTCAACGGTTTCATTCAGACTATCGAAACTCTTGGTGGTTACGTTAACTCTAACACTACAAGCGAAACTTCAATCACAGTTTCTAACGTAGTTACCATTTTCGACAACCACTGGTTAGCTGTTCCTGCTGCTATGAAGCGTAAGGAAGATTTGATCACAGTATGCGGTGACGATACTTTCGACAAATTGATCATCAAGATCAAGAACGAAAACTATTTCCACTACTCTGCATCAACTGCTGACATCGCTGCACGTCGTGTAACATTGCCAGGTACTAACATGGTTATCCAAGCGGTACCAGGATTGAACTCTGACAACGACGAGTTGAGCGGAATGCCTGCATTGTTCAAAAACCGTATTTTCACTTTCTACAAGTCTAACCTTATCATCGCAACTGACCAAATTACAGATGCTAACGATTGGATGGCTTGGTATGAGAAGAAGGACGATAAGTTGTACGCACGTGTTCGCATGAAGTTTACAACTGGCGTGTTCTTCCCTCAGCACGTAGTATCTTTCAAGACAGCATAATAATTAATCAAAGTGTGGCAGCCCCGTAAGGTTGCCACGCTTTATAAAACATTAGACGATGAGTTGTTCAATCAATCAATCTTTTGTTATCGACTGTCGTGACAACGTAGGCGGTATCAAAGAGATTAAGGTAAAAACCTTTAATTCTAACTTGACAGGCTTTGCGTTGACATCAGGTCAAGCAACTTTGTCGGGCAATGGATTGACAGGGTGGTTCACTTTGCAGTGCGAAGAGGCTACCGCAACCGCTACAGACAGCGGCACAACTTCACGCGAGAATGGCACAACAATGTACGCTCCAACAGTTAACTGGGTATGGAACGAAAAGAATGCTGCTATCTTAAATGAGGTTGAGAAATATCACGGTGGTACATTCCATGTTGCCGTGAAGTACAATAACGGTGAGGTTCGTGTGTTTGGTTACGAAAACGGCTTGTTCTGTTCATCATCTGTTGATGAATCAGGTACTGCATACGGTGATCGTAACGGTTACACTCTTACCTTTACTGGTATGGAAAAGATCAAAGCACCACACGTCACTAACTTGTGGACTGCTTTAGGAGTATAGTTTGTTTCTGTTCATAGTTTGGTTTGGCGCGTCTATCTTACGGTAGGCGCGTTTTTTATTACACAAAATTTCGTTTTGTAATTTTATTATTATGTTGCAAGTTACAAAAGGAGCATCCAACACGTTGGTGTTAACGTTGACAGAGAAAACAACGCTAACAAATCCATATTATTTGTTTTATCTATTAGGTGGTGATCAGACGGTGGTAACGTGGATAGCACAGCCATCAGCGAGTGATAGCCGTAAGGATACGTTTGTATTTATTGAAGGAACAACGGCAACGCTAACGGAACAGATATATCAGTATTACGTATACGAGCAAACGAGCAGCAACAACATTAACCCGTCATTAGCTACGTCACTTGTCGAGAAAGGGCAGTTGAAAGTTAACGATGTAAATGAACAGGCGTACCAAATGCCTACTAACACAACGCAATATCATTACTAATGAGTGAGCAAAATAAACCACAAATTCACTGGCTGCAACTGAACAACAGAAAGCGTCCGGAATTTGTTGAGATCAAAGATTCGGAGTTCATTAAGTCAGGAGAAAAGAACGATTTTCCCTACTACTTAATTGATTTATACCGCCGTTGTTCGTTTCATTCTGCAATCATCAACGCAAAGGTTAATTACATCGCAGGTGCAGGATGGGACTATGCTAAGGGCGCGTATATGACCGTCGCGCAAAAGTCATTGGCAGATAAGTTAATCAGACAGCCATTTGCGGACACGGATTTGAACGAGTCAACATTGCGCTGGGCTTTAGACTTCGAGGTGCATAATATGTTTGCGATCCTTGTGAAATGGTCTAAGAATAAGCGCACAGCGACATTGGAACACATCGACGTTGCTAACCTGCGTACCAATGCGGACATGAGCAAATTTGCCTACACACGCAAATGGTACATCATCAAACAAGGTAAACGCATCGAGAATAAAAACTTTGAAAAAGAGCCTGATTATAAAGTTTATGACGGGTACGATCCAAATGAGCGCGAAGGTGAACAGATTTACTTTTATGCTGCATACCATCCTGACCAATACGTGTACGCATTACCGCAATATCGTGGAGCGTTGACATGGATCGAAAATCACATTGCGTATTCTGATTTTCAGTACACAAACATCACCGCGTCATTTGCGCCAATGATTAACGCTAAGTTCTTTGGCAATATTCCTGATGACGAGAAGCAGCAAGAAATTACCGAGTCGTTTACTAAGAACTTTACAAGTCCAGAAGGTAAGCGATTGATGGTAGGCTTTTATCAGTCTATCGAACAGGCTGCTGCAATTGATCCTATTAATGTTCCTGACCAATCTACGCTGTACAAAGAAATTGCGGACCAATCGGAGTACAATATCTTAGCGTCACACGAGTTCCCGAAATTACTATTGGGAATATCTACGGAGGGCGCGTTAGGTCAGCGTAACGAGTTGGCGACAATGGAGGAAAGTTACTACAACCGCTACGTGATAAGCCGTCAGCGTTGTTTGGAGTATGCTATTAATGAGATTGTGGATGACATTGGGCTGCCTATCACGTTAAAATTAAAGCGCGTTAAATCAGTTGACTGGATGCCGAGTGACGCGACTATTGAGCGCATCTTGGGTGATGAGCGATTGACAGAATATGTGATTGATCGTTTGGGCGTAAAGAATAAACAGTCGTATGCGTTTAATAAAGCAACAATCGACGCAAATATTGCGGTGTTTATGAAGTACGGTGTTGATGCTAATCAATACGAGGTGTTGAATGAGCGCGACGTGTTGAGTTTTGATGCGGACGAAATAGCAACAAGTGAGCAGGAATTTATGACGTTTGCAAAGGCAGAAATAAAGTCATTAGATCGTGTTGTGTTGGACTTGCTTAGTAAAGATCCGTTTATTCCTGCCGAAAACATCGCTAAGGTGGCTAAGGTTTCTATCGGTGATGTAAAAGATACGATTGATCGTTTGCGTGAAAATAAGAGCATTAAATGGTCACCAGAGAAGATTGCAGGTGATAAGGTCGGAGCGTATGAGTTGACCGACAAAGGTCAAGAGTTGATTAAGGAGCAACCTGCTAAGACCGAGAATCTGAAAGTGATGTATCGCTATGATTTATCCGCTAACGCACCGAAGTTAGTTGCAGGTGGTAAGTCAAGACCATTTTGTGTGGAGCTAATGCGATTAAACAAACTTTATTCTCGTGAGGATATTAACCAAATGAGTATTGAAGAAGATCGTAATGTGTGGAGTTTACGCGGAGGTTGGTACACAAACCCGAATACAGGCGTAGCACAACCACAATGCCGTCACACGTTTAGACAAGTAATCGTTAGAGAAAGAAATTAATTATGAGTACGATAAATAAGCCTTTATTATTTAAGCCTAACGACGAAGGGCTTTTGGCATACGTTGAAAGCACATACGATCAACAGCAACTTTGCGAGGTGATATGGGACACACAGCGTCACTACATACGTCCGATATTGGGTAGCGCGTTGTACGATCAGTTGTTAACGCAGGTGCAGAATAACACGTTGACACAATTAAACACAACGCTATTAAACACGTACATTAACCCTGTAATGAAGTTTTACGTGTTGGGAAATGGTTTATACGTGTTCAACTACAAGATGCGTCAGAAGGGCGTTATGACCATGAACAGCGATAACGCTAATCCTGCGAGTATTTCGGAATTGGATCGTTTGTATAAATACTTCATGGATAAAGGTCAAACGGATGCAGATATGTTGATGCGTTACCTTATCGAATACGAAGATCAATATCCTTTATACGGCGATCCTGGCGATGGAGTTGACACAGTATTACCAAAGCACAAACAGTATAACGTTGGTATTTATATGGGTAAATATCGATCAGGCTATAACCCATGCGGAACAGGTGATGAAAACACAATCGATTTCTAAAAAGACAAAGAACGCTAAAAAGTTTATCGAATACTTAGCGAAGAAGCACGATGACAAGCTACAGCAACATAACGACGTTAAATCAACTGATCGCAAACATTCAGGAGATAGCGACGCAGCACCGACAAATAAATGATTTTAAGTACGGCAATACTTGGGAGCATTACGCGTCGGGTACTACGAACACTCCTGAATTGTGGTGCAATGTAGAAAGCGCACAGCGTGGAATTAGCAGCACTACATTTGATGTTCGTTTCTGGTTAGTTGATTCCGTTATACGCGGTGAAATTGACGAGTTGGAACGCCATTCTGATTTGGTGCAAATAGCGGAAGATATAATCGCACAACTTCGTCATCCTGCGTACAAGTGGCGCATTAACCGCGACACGTTATTTAACTTGGATTTGTTGGTAGAATATTCGCCAAAGAATTTAGCAGGTGTTACGTTTACGGTTGCGGTTGAGGTTGCGAAAGGCGATGACAGATGCAACATTCCATTTGTTACACCGCCTTATCCGAATGAGGGTGGAGGCACTACAACTTGCGCATCTGCAACGGTAAAGAATAGCAATAACACTTATACGGTAACGGTTGCAAGTGGTGGAACGTTAACACTTCCCGATACAACTTACAATGTGTACGTGGATAACGTGTTACAGAACACGGTGACGGTAGCAACATTAGATAATGAAACAATCAACATAGTATGGCAGTAACAGTCAACATAGATAGTCAGATAGTCGTTAAGACCGCAGCGCAATGGGCAGCGGATTCGACGGTCTATTCTGCAAAGCGAATACTGGTAACATCCGATCAGTATTACGGTGCTACAGATCAGCGTAAGTTCAAAATAGCTAACGGCACGGACACATGGTCTAATTTGGACTATATGCCTATCGGCACGGGTGGTGCAAGTGGTTTGTTGCATGGAACAGCTACGCAGGTTTCCGCAGGTGTTTATACGACAACCATTTCAGGCGTTTCAGCCTATACAACTGGCGATGTTTACGCGATTAAATTTACCAGTGTCAACGATAACGGATCAACTATCAATATTAACTCACTCGGTGCGGTTAATATTTACAAGAATAGCATCGTTCCACTTGAATCAGGTGACATCAAAGCGAATCAGGAAATTATAATCGTTTATGACGGTACTAATTTCCAAGCGATAGGATTGACAAGTGCGCATCTGTTAGCATACGTTCACAATGCGGAAGGTTCTGTAATTACCAAAGGGCAGGTAGTGTACGCTTTTGGATCAAGTGGCAACAAGATGTCCGTTAAATTAGCACGGGCAGACGCGGACGCCACATCATCCAAAACAATCGGGATAGTTTACGATTCTACGATTGGAATAGGTGCGGAAGGGTATATTATTATTCAGGGTGCAATAGTGGGCGTTAACACGGCTGCATACTCGGCAGGTGACACGCTTTATCTTAGTGCATCGACATTTGGAGGTTTGACAAACGTCAAGCCTTACGCTCCTGATCATTTGGTGTATGTTGGAATAGTTGAAAGGGCAAATGCGGGTAACGGGCAGATTTATGTCCGTTGTCAAAACGGTTACGAACTTGATGAAATTCACAATGTGGATTTGATTACAGTTCCACCTGTGAATAATGATCTTTTGGCTTACAATTCATCGTCACAGTTGTGGTCGGCTAAAAGCATTAACACAATTCTACCAAATGCAGTAACAGGTACGGGAACGGCTAATCAGATAACGTACTGGGCAACATCTGGAACGGTTGGATCGTTGAATACTACGACATATCCAAGTTTGACAGAATTGTCTTACGTTAAGGGTACGACATCAGCTATACAAACACAGCTAAACGGTAAACAGGCAACGCTTACAAATCCCGTAACAGGTACGGGAACAAATAACGAGATAGCTGCATTTAACTCGACTGGTAGCACGATCACAAGTTTGACAACTGCGACTTATCCAAGCCTTACAGAGTTGTCATATGTGAAAGGCGTTACATCAGCTATTCAGACGCAGCTAAATAGTAAGATAACATTAGACGATGCATATTTTA